TGGTTGAAAAGTGTGCCATTTACTTCGATTTTCACTACCTTTAATAAATTGTATGTTATTTCTTTGTCCAAGTAAAATTGGATCTATTCCTAATTCAAATCCTTGCTTGCAAGGTATAATATGATCTACTTGCCAATCATCTTTGTGTTTGCCAACTTTGGGAACCCACTCTCCATTGGCTTTCATCTCTTTAATAGTTCTGTAAGTTGCACCACGAACTTTGCCAAGGTATTTTCTATAAGCAGGAACATTTGGATCTTTAGGTCTTAAGTTATTTAACTTGCCTTCCCAGTTAGGATTATTCTTTCCTAACATTCTTTTACGAGCAGTTTCGTTTGACAATCCTTTGTTCCAGCCCCAACCTTTTGATAAACCTTCTAAATTCATTTTGGTCTGTTTAAATTCTTCTGACATTTGTTTACCTTTGTTCCATGGAACATGCCCAGGACGGTTGTTAGGATTCTTACAGGCCTGCGAACAATAATCTTTGAACCGAGGTTGAGTTTCAAATTCACAGCCACAAAAAGAACATTTTTTAATTAGACCATACTTGTTTTTCATAAAAGTATTTAGCTTCTCGGCGCACCCGCCTGTTATTTCTTTACCGGTGGTTTAGGAGGTACAGGTGGGTTAGGAGGTGCAGGTTGCGGTGCAGAAGGCTTAGGAGTAATCCCGTTCACTAACTGTTGTAGCCCAGCGGCCGAAGCAGTCAGGGCAATCGACATCATAAGAAAAAAACAAATTTGTCTCATTGATTAGGAACCAATACTGTTCTTAAACAATTGCAGTTAGCATCTGTAATGGTTTCCTGATGATATCCCGTAACAGCCGGATAAGGTTGTTGCATATAAGGTGGCTGTTGTTGAATTACAATCGGTTGAGGTAGATAGTAATATGGGGCTGGGGGATAATACGGGCGTGCCATACTGTACCCAATTGCTCCTCCGATAATTGCAGGGGCTACCCAATAACCTCCGCGATATCCGTGTGCTTGAACAGAAGTAGCTGCTAATAACAGTAAAACAATTAAAAGTTTTTTCATATTGCCTCCAGTATTACTATACTTGATTGTATAATAAAAGTCAACCAAGTCGGTTATTGTCGGCGTTTCATTGCCGCTTTGGCATTTGAGTCTACTACTGCATGTGCTTGGTCAACTGACATGCCAGTTGCTGCTTCGGTATTGCCTTTAAAACTAACTACACCAGATTGCGGATCCAGTGGATCTAAAATATTACTTAGTGGTGGTTGACCAATTAGTTCTCCTAGGTTCTCTGTAGTAACATTAACTCCTAGGCTTTTTGCCAAATCAATAAAGGCCTGCTGACTAATTTGTTTTCTAGCAGATTCATCATCACTACGACCAGATAAAAACTGGCTCAGAGCCATTAGTTTCTGTGAGTTTGGATCTGCTACTTCAAAAATTCGCATTATCTGCGGCCACGACCCAACGAAGTTTTTGGTGCACCAAGGTTAGCATCCATCTCAGCATCAACATCATCTTCTGGTGCTGGCAACTCAGCCGGCATTTCATCGGCAGGAGGCGGCATTTTGGCGCCCATGTCTTGGCCTGGAATCTGTGGAGCTTGTCCTGTGACCACACCAAGAGCAGCTTCTAACTGTTGTTTGGCGACTTGTAGGTTTTGTAACAGACCACTTAATGCAGCACTTGCGTCACCATTGAACTGAGTGGCTTGGTCGACTCCAACTTCGTTCTTAATTTGATCTACCAAGGCTGGCAGGTCTTTAAACTGCATAGAACTAACTTGCTCACTCATTTTTTGTACTTGATCAACCATGTCTTGGCTGGCCAGGACGACCTGTGCTTGTTGGATCTCCGATGCTTCACGCAATCTTCGTTGGCGGCGAGCTTCGGACATAGTAGGATTGTTTGCTTGTTGCATCAATTGAGATTTTTGTTGTGTTAATTGTTGAATTTGTTTGTCAATTGCGGCGGCTTGATCTTGCGCAGCCTTCTTTTTTTGCTGAAGTTGTACGGCCTGCATGGCCTGTGCCGCTTGAGGATTAGTTGCGGCAGGAGCAACACCTGGTTGTTGTGCGCCAGCAGGTTGGCCAATGCCAACTGTTGCGTCTTCTCTGACCTTGGCGGCCAATACTTGTTCCATCATTACTAATTTGAGATATGATGGATTCTGTTCGCTATAATGGAATTCTGGTGTACGGCGATGTTCTTTTACCAGTGTGCGTACACGATTTAATAGGTTGCGGGCTTGTGTACGAGTAATAGTGTTAATATTAACACGACCACCGAAATAACTTTCAAATACCTTAGCGGCTTGCTTTGTTGGGCTGATTGCGGCCAGTTCTTGCAGTTTCATTATTAAATCCTTGTTGTTGAATGTATTTAGCCCAACTTATACATTTGGCTAATTCGTTTTCTACTTGTTTTTTTCTTATAAGTTTAGTTTCTAATTTTGTACCAATACTATCTCTAAATTCCCATTTGGTACTGCGTTCGCCAATTGCGGTTCTAACGGCAATATCTGCAATCATTGCCCCTAATTTGTTGTCTAATATTAATAAATCGCGGGCTGTATTATATGCACTAAATTTATCAGCAATACACCAACTTAATGCAGATTTTGTGCTGTTAAAAACACCCACTTCTGTAGCAGAACAAAACACACAATACCCAGGACGGGTTGGAACAATTCTATATTTTCCAAATACTTCGTATTCGCCCGACTCGTTTTGCCAAATTAAATTAGGAGTAATATCTTTAAACTCCGAGCGAAACATACGGTCAAAATCTTGATCTGATTTCATTTAAAAACGTAGTGTGATATAAGATAAATTGTCGAAGCAGATAAAAACCCAATAATGCCAATGCCCCAGTTGATTAGTCTATCAGTGTTTTTTTCACTTAGTTTGCTTACACTAGATTTGACTTCAGCAACCATGATGCAGAGATGAGCAATATTTTCACTCATAGTAGACATTTTGTCTTCCAATGCGTTGTATCTTTCGGCGCAGAGTTCTACATGTGCTTCGAGACTCTTTTTTTCAATTTCGGTAGCTTCGACCATAATAATTTCCTTATCAATTATTTATGGAAATAGGCATAAACCAAATATTCTGATCTGGCCCATGTGTCCGCAAAACTGGTAATAACTCACGATTATTGTTTAAGTTATTAATCATCGGTATTCCTTCTGCATCAGTGTTTAATATAACCACTGGATTATCGTTTGGTCCAAAAACATCAGGGGTTTCTACTTCAAACTCAAAACTCCAGGTGCCGTTGTAATCTAACGGTTCCAATAATTCAAATATTTGTGCTCGCATAGATATTAGTTGAGTTAATGTTTCCCAATTTCGTTGTTGATTTCTAGCACGATTCCACGAATTCAAATCGATTATTTCTAAACCATGTCGGGTTCGAAACGGCACTGCCGATGGTTTAAAATGCCCGGTTATGCCAGTGGCGGTAATATCAAAGTAAGTTTGGCAAGCATATCTCATCGTTTACCCAATGTATAAAACATTTCTACTTGTTCACATAATTGGTTTAATTCTAAATTGTTTTTTCTTTCTTGAAAAATATCAACCCAGCGTTTTTGTTGTTCCAGTTCAGCTAGTTCTAATTGCCGTTCTTGGGATTGACTATACAATTCTCGATGCGCCGATCCTGGACGGCGAGCATAAACTGTATGTCCTCCGTCGGGACTTTCATATATGGTTACTTCGGTAATTTTACTAGCTTCCATTGCACAAATACTTAGCCAACAAAAAACCCTAGAGTTTTAATTCTAGGGTTAGTTGCTAATAGGGTAAACTATTATTGTGTTGTAAATGTAGCATAAGCATTAGCTGTTGCCCAACCAATGTTCAACCCACCGGTTGCATTAGCACCTTGAGCAGCTGTCAAAAATACAGATGCGTTAGCAAAAGAGCCAACTGGGAATACAGCAACGTTCAAGATTGTTGGAGCAGCAGGATTAACTTGGTACATAGCAACAGTACTTGTTTGCTGAATTGCTTGCAATGTGTTAGAAACAAAACCTGCAGCATTACCAGCACCACTCACGCCCAATGAAGAGTTTGCATTGATTGAGTAAAAGTCTAATTTAGGACCTTGGAAGTTAGTAACAGAAGCATTAGCTAAGTTTGCGCCTTGAGCAACAGAACCGTTCAATACGTCAGTTGCAAATACTGGTTGTGCGCCACCAGAAACTACGGTAATATAAGCCATTTTAAATCTCCTTAATATATGGACACAGAGGTCCTGCTTTTATTTATACCGTTTGGTAAAAATTAGGAGTTAGCGGACGATTCTGGGTTGTTTATTTGACGGTTTGCTGCGGTAAAGCCACCGGCCAAACGATTTACAGCCTTGGCCATGCCGGCATCTGTAGCCATGACCCAGCCTTCTTGCCCTGGATGTTGTAGATCTAGTTGACCT